TGGGAACTCAGATATCACGTTCGTGGCAAGTGTGTTTACGGGTGCACTGGCTACTTTTGGCTTGTCCACTGGTAATTCTAAAGATAAAGGAACACCCGTCAATTGTCCTATGGCAAAGAAAAAGGAAGAATGAACAAATGGTTTTTACTCTTCCTACTGTTATCCCCCTCGGTAGCAAGAGGAAAGGGAGTTACTCCCCAATTCACCCAGGGGTCGATGAACTCAACGACAACAACAACTCAAGATATAGAAGAAGACATAACAATAACGACTTACGGATCAGCATTGAACAAATGGTCTGGGGACAATATAACCCATACCTCAACTTCATCAGGAGGTATCGTGGATTCAGATTCAGTCTTCACGCTAACAACTCCTGGCTCAGATTTCTCACTAGAGATAGTCACAAGAGCCGCAAGTCAGGTACTAGAAGTAACAGAAATCGAAAGAACAATCGAAACTACTGCTACTACTACCTCCTTATCGGTCTTCTCGCAATAGGATGTACACCTGCTTATGCAGAACCAGAAGTACAGAATACCTCAAATCCAGTTGCTGCTGCTACTGGTAACGTTACAAACCAAGCTGTACAATTTCAAAACAATGGAGCTCCCAGCAGACAAGTATTAGGTCCAAATGTCAGCTGTAATGGTGCAACTATGACATTCAGTCCATTCTATATGGGCAATCATGTTACACCATTTGATGATGTTATGGATCAACAGAGCTATACCGTCAGTGAAAACTGGGGAGCACAAATTAATTTCATGGTGCCATTAGATGGTTCTATGATTGAAACTTGTAAAGCACTAGGTAAGAAACAATTAGCAAAAATGGCTCTAGACTATGAACTAGTTAGAGCTAAGGAATGTGCAGCATTACAACAGAAAGGTTTCATGATACGTCCTGGTACAAGAGTGTACCATATGTGTAGTGATATCATTCCTATTGCTGCCTTTAGAAAGGAAGTAGCTAAACAAATAGCAGCTTCTCAACCACCTAAACCACCTAAACCTTGGTGGAACAAACTTAACCCTTTTAAGAAATGAGTAAATTATCAGAGGCTGACGAACTGATTTTAGAGAAAACACCTAGTTTTCAAAGAGAAGCTCGTCGTAAAGAGTTAGAAGCAAAGTCAACAAAATCAAAGAAAACCACTACCACTAAAGAATAATGATCGTATTAATCAAACCCGTTCTATTTGCATTCATTAAGTCCACCGCTGTAAAACAACTTATTGTTGATCTACTCGAAGGACTGGTTTCATCCACTGAGAATACATTAGATGATCAAGCAGTAGCTGCAATTAAAGCAGCGTTATTTCCTGGTATAAAGTAAATGAAGAAAGCCACTGAAACCCAATTCAATGAATTACATAGCCTTGTCACAGAAGAATTCCTGAAAAGGGTCAAAAGTGGCGAAGCTTCCACTCAAGATCTCAAAGCAGCCTGTGAATGGTTAAAGACAAATGACATAACAGGTATTGCTTATGAAGGAAGTCCATTAGATAAACTGAATAAAATGCTACCTAAAGTAGATCCTGAACTTGTCCAACGGAGGTTATATGGCACCCAAACGGTCGCGTAACCCTGGCAAGACGTCCCGTTACTATCAATCCAAGAAAGGGCGGAAGTCTTATCTCAAACAGAAACGTAAACAGAAGAAGATTAATAGTACGGCTGCTAAGAGAGCATACCGTAGGCTGTTATCCCGTAGGCGGCGTAAGCTTGGCATTATGGGTAAAGGTGGGAAGGATGTCTCACATAGAAGAGGCAGACTAACACTTGAAAGTGTCAAGAAAAATCGAGCGAGGGGAGGCGCTAAGAGGAAGTAATTATGGCAAAGAAAACATTTAATAAAGAAACAGGTACTGGTTGGAAACTCACCAAAAGTGGTTGGAAGTTTTATGAGAAAAATAAATTAGCAAAGGATCAAAATCCAGGCATCACTAAATTAAGAAAGGTCTTAATTGATAATACTATTTCGATGCCATTCAGAGGAGCTAAAAATTTACTAAAGATTGGTGATGTAGTTACCAAACCTCTACAATCTGGCGCTAAAACTATTTACCAAAAAGGTACTTTAGATCCTACTTCTCAAGAAGAGTTTGGTGAAGCTCTTACTATATTTGAAGCTAATAGAAGACGTGAGCAGAAATCAATTAAAAATAGATTTGTTTCTGATCAAAAGAAAGCTCAAGATTTTTTTGGTACTGGAGACAAGGCTGATGCTTCTTTAAAAGAGAATACAGAGAAAGATTTAGCAGAAAACGTAAATAGATACAGAAAATTAGCCAAAGATGGTAGAATGTTTAGTGCTGTAAATACTACATCTAGAGAGAGTCAAGAGGCAGCTGAGTTGGCTAGGCAGACTGAGATAAGTTTTCAAGACTCAATAGAAATTGGTGAAAAAGCTAAGTTATCGAAAGAGCCTACATATAAAGAAGTCCTTGGAATGAAGCGTGGTAAGAAGAGAGATGAACTTACTCTTAAGCATTGGACTGAACAAGGTTATAACTTTGATGGACTTTCTAAACAAGATAAACGTGATCTAGCTAATGAGTTGAGGATTAGAGATAAAGAATTCACTGGTACTAAAGGTACATTCATTCACTATGGTCAACATAGATTTGAAAAGCAGAAGAAAGATGACTTGAAAATAAATAATACAATGCCAGATTCTGTTGAGAATATCGCATAGGAGGTAGCACATGTCATATGTTGAACAACGTCGTAGGCAAAGACAACTTGACTACTACCAAGAAATAGAAGATGAAAAGCTGAAACTTAGGTTAGGAGCTCAAGAAACTATTAGAGGTAATGCTGTTAGAGGAGAGAAATTAAGAACCGGTTTAGAATCAAGAGTACAATTATCAGATAGTACTTGGTGGAGATATAAAGATGTTGGCAAATCTTCCGAAGCAGGAACTATGCCAGATTTAGAACCACTTAATTTAGATGAGCATGGTAAAGTTATTGATTCTAAAGCTGCAAAACAGTTACCTGTTCCAGAATTATCTGATTTTATAAACCGAAACTATCTTGAAGGTGGTATTAAATGGCCTGATTATGTTCCAGAAGAAGCTAGAACTGAAGAAGCTTATAATAAATGGAACCGTCAGAAATATTACAGAGGTAAAACAGGTACAAAGAAACTTCAAGTAAGAGACGGTATTTTACGTGAAACTGGTCATTTTACAGCTTCTAGTAAAACTAACATAGGAATGAACCCTTGGGTCGGTGCTCAAGTCAAATACGGCCCTGAAGGGAACCAAACAACTACTCAAAAGTATATTGTAGATAAAGGTGATAAGATTCAAGACGTTGCTTATAAATTCGGTGTGTCTGTTAAGCAAATTACGGATGCTAATAAAGGTAAAGTTAAAAAAGGTGTTCTTACTCCAGGTGAACAGATAAAGATAGAAACAATTAAATTAAATACAGATGATACTAGATTAATTGCTGATTTAGAAGCTTTAGACATGGGTGGTAAAGATACAAAAGTCAGTCAATTTAAAGCCTTTGAAGAATATATAGGATCATTTGCACCGGAAAGTGAGAAGGGTAAGTACTTAACACACACTATAGATACCCTTACTGCTAGAGAGATGGGAGCAATTGGACATGATACTTCATTCGATCCAACTGCTCATGGAGCTTTATCTAAAGTAGAATTAAATAAAAGAAATAAAATACATCGTGAAGAATTGAGGAAGGTAAACCCTATTACAAAACCTTCTAATGAAGATAAGTTTAAAGCGGATCTTATAGCTAAGGATCCAACTTTACCTAATACTATAGGCTTACAACGTAATACAAGCTCTGCACGGACTTTCCACGATAGAGTTAAATCACATTTACAGAGCCAAGGTTTCCAAAGAGAAGCAGCACGTTTAGCAGGGGGAAGTAATATACCTTGGGTAAATATAGCTGGTGACTTTGTTGGAGTTATTTATGATGGATTAGAAGTCGCTGCTAACCCAAGAGATGCTAGAGCGATTACCGAACTAATTATGAGTGGTACTCAACTTGGTACAAGTATCATTGGTGGTGCCTTAATAGCATTCCCTGAACCTACAACAAGTGGCCTTGGTTGGGTTATTATGAAAGCTGGAGATCATGTTGGTATACTTGAGAAACATTGGAATATGGGTAGAGAAGGTATATATGCCGATAGATTAATGCCTGAAAAGTCTGGTAAGAAGAATAGAGGCAAATTAGAAATAATAAGTAAACAATCAGGACAAGAAGTCGGCGAAATAAGAAAGGAAATCCAAACAGATCAGCGTATTCAGGAGCCAACATTTGAAGGACGTAAGAGCCTAAGAATGCGCTACTAGCCCTCTGAAATGACGTATATGATAAAACATACATGACTGATACTTTAACCGCCCTACAGGACGATTTCAAGCTGTTTCTGCAAGCATTATGGGAGCAGCTTGACCTACCTTCCCCAACAAGAGCACAATATGCTATTGCAGATTACCTTCAAAGC